GTTCCTGGACCAGAACGTATTGTTAATGTGGAAGTTCCTGTTGAAGTTATTAAAGAGGTTCCTGTTGTCGATACATCAGCAATTGATGCAATGCAATTACAGATTACTGCTCTTGAAAAACAACTTAACGAAGCTCTCAATCCACCAGTAGCTGACTCAATCCCTGTTGTTGAACCAACACCAGAACCAGTAGTAGCAACTCCCATTGACCCCGTAACTCAGGTTGAACCAACTCCAGAGCCTGTAGTTGAGCCAACAGCTAACACCTAAACTTCATCCCTGAAAATTTATTTTCAGACACCCCAGGATTTCGGTCCTGGGGTTTTTTATAAATAAAGAAAAGAAAGGATGACAAATGAAAAAACTTTTTTTGGTACTTGCTTTATTTCTTACTGCTTGTTCAACAACGATAGAGCAACCAACCGTACCTGTTGATCCAGCACCAATGCCAACTCCTTCGGGATATATCCAATTTTGTAAAGATTTTCCTAAATCCGTTCTTTGTGGTGAATAGATGCCAAATTTAAAGAATATCACAGACGTTTTTAATAAAGTCAGATCAAGCATGATCTATAAATCAGATCAGGCAGTGTTTGGTAAATTAGAATATTGGAAATCTTGGAAAGAAGAGATTGCCCAAGGCAAAAGATTTCTCTATGATGATTGCGATGGATTCGCTCTCACAATGGCCGAGATGCTCGTAGATGCTGGATTTGAGAAAAAAGACGTTGCTATTTGTTTCTGTGCGATTGAGATGCAATCTTCAGATCAAAAAGAGTATCATCTTTTGTGTAAAGTAAGAAACCCTGAAGATAACATCTGGTATGTTATTGACAACAATGTCACCAAACCACTAAAAAGAAATGGGGCGGGTGGTCCTGGTTGGAAATTTAAATACATCAGCTGTATGTATGCAAACAATCCAGGAGGTTGGGTTGAGGACATTTAAAGATTTCATTACAACAAAATCATATAACACATCTCTTACGGGTGTTGGTAGAATGATATCATCTAATATGGCAAAACAACATGTTGATACAAGACAACCAACATCAGCCAATTATGTGACCACTATTGATTACAATAAAAATGATTCAAATCCAACAAAAGACATTTATCGAGTAAGAGTAAGCAATAATGAACAGCCTGTCGTTGATAAACGTTATACACCAAACGAATTCATTAATAGAGTTATCAGAATGTACGGACAAGAACCTAAAAAATATGCATCAATTAGACACGATCGTTCTTCTCCTGACAGATTTAAGATCTCCACATGGGGTGAAAGATAATTGACTTGGTATTATGAAGGAAAGGAATTAGAAGAGCCGCCTGAAGATGCCTTTGGGTTTGTTTATCTTATTGAATGCAAAAAGAACGGAAAGAAATATTATGGCAAAAAGCTTCTGACAAAAGCTAGCTATAAACAGGTAAAGGGTAAACGCAAAAAGATCAGAAAAGAATCTGATTGGAAAACATATTTTGGATCATCCAAAGAACTGTTATCCGATGTAGAGATTATGGGTGAAAAACATTTTAAAAGAGAAATTATTCGTTTCTGTAAATCAAGAGGCGAATGTAACTATTTTGAGTCAAAATATATTCTAGAATCAGACGCGATTTTGAGTGATAAGTATTATAACGATTGGTTGGCTGTGAAGGTTTCTCGCAGCCATCTAAAAAATGTTAAAATTGCTTGACTAAAACGAACTATAATAATAAACTTTAGGTTAAATACCCCTGCAACAATATTAGAAGGAATTCACGTGAATTGGCACATGTACTGGAACACAAACACCTAATTGTTCGGGCCAAAATGAACAAACCCCCATCAGATGAAAATGAATTCAGCAACTGGATGCTTAGGCTTATTGAAGCTTTAGACATGGAGTTGTTCATGGGACCCTTTGTAAAATATTCAAACATGCAAGGCAACCAAGGTCTCACTGGTGTTGCGGTAATCTCAACAAGCTCAATTACAGCCCACTTCTGGGATGCAGTTAAACCTGGACTTGGGCAGATCGACGTATATTCTTGTAAAGACGTCAATCCACAAGTGGTGTTTGCTATGCTTCAGGAATTTGAGCCAACATATCTCGATTATATCTTCATTGATCGTGATATTGAAGATACGCTTGCTGTTGTTGATAGTGGGAAGATTGAATACCAAGCAGCTTAATTGAGGTTGAAATAATTTAAAATGTTCGTAGTATATTCTAAAGATAACTGCTCTTTTTGTCAGCAGGCTAAAAACCTTTTGTTGATGAAGAATGAAAAGTTTGAGGTAAAAAAATTAAATGTTGATTACACTTTGGAAGACTTTATTGACAAGTTTCCAGAGCAGAAAACTTTCCCTATGGTTGTCCACAAAGTTGATGAATCATATGTGAATATTGGTGGGTTTGATAAATTGAAGGAGTTTTTTGATGCCAACCGTTGAGAAGAGCAGAGATAATTATATCAAGGCTTTGCAAGAAGGTGTTTGTAATGTGGTCTTTACCAAGGCCGATGGAACCGAAAGATTTATGATGTGTACGCTTCAGGCGGATCGTATCCCCGAAGAACAACTTCCAAAAAACAGTTCCAAGAAAAAGAACGATGAAATCATTTCTGTATATGATCTAGAAGTTAAAAACTGGAGATCATTTCGAGTTGATTCCGTTAAATGGCTTGGGTGGGTATAACCATGTCACCATTTCCAACTGTATTGTTTACAGAGATCTGGTCTGATGAGAACATGCTAGATATTCTGGTTAAACAGAAGCTTGCCCAGATTGATCACAACTACAAAGCTGTCTTGACGAATTATGGTGTTGATTTTTTCATCAATCATTCCCATCTTGGTAGAAATGAATTGAAAACTTTAATTAAAGATATGGATAAAGATGCAAATTAATGAGTTGAATAAAAATGCCAATGGTGGCACTGAATTGGTCACCAGAGGATTGTTCGAAAGACTTGGTGATGAACTTGATGGAATCCAACTTATCAGCTCAAGGGTAAGAGAAATTGAGCGTGGAAAGAAAAGAATTCTACATCTGCATGACTTGCCTGAAGATCCAGAATCTCGTCATCTGAGCAGCGATTTATCCAGAAACAGATTTGATGCCATCGTCTTTGTTTCTTACTGGCAGATGCAACAATATATTGATAAGCTTGGCATTCCGAATGACCATAGATGTTTTGTTATCAATAATGGATTCGAACCCATTTCCCCCGTAGAAAAACCAAAGGATAAGATAAGATTAATTTATACTTCGACCCCACACAGAGGGTTGGAGATTCTTGTTCCTGTTTTTGAGTATCTCTATGATCGTTATGCAGGTCAGATTGAGCTTGATGTTTTCTCTTCATTTAACATCTATGGATGGCCTGAAAGAGATAGGCAATATGAACAATTGTTTGACCGTTGCCGAAACCATCCAGGGATTAATTACCACGGATTTCAACCCAATAAAATTGTAAGAGAAGCTTTACAGAAAGCACACATCTTTGCATATCCTTCCATATGGAAAGAAACTTTTTGCCTTTCAATGGTAGAAGCAATGTCTGCCAATTGTATTTGTGTTCACTCTGATCTAGCAGCATTACCAGAGATCTCAGCAAGATTAAATGTAATGCATAGATACTCCGATAATGTAAACGAACATGCAAGAGTATTCATGGAATCTCTTGATTATGTTATACAAAAACAATTATCTGGAGATTATAGTACTTTCTATGTGAAACAATATGCTGATTCTTCTTATGGGTGGGAAGCCACTATTCCACACTGGAAATCGTTAATTAATTTTGTCAAAAGTGCTTGACATTTTGCTACATAACAAGTATGATTGCATTCTAGCTTGAGGAAATCATATGGCTATCGCTAAGAAACGTCGACGTAATGTTGGTGTTACGGGTGACGTCTACTACGGCAAAGAACCAATTATTTCTGGACTCGTTACGGGTCTGGAGCTTTCTAAAGCCCTTACATGGTACAACTATACCCAAGACCCCGAAAGGGGTCACCGCTGGCTGATCGAATGGCTTGATCGAGATGGTGCAGCAAAATCATCCATTCAGTGTATTAAACGTCTTAATCCAAAAAGGATCGTACCAACGATCTTCTGGATGGCCAAGATGCAGCTGAACGGTTCAAAGTTCGATAAAGAAACAACCAAACGTTTCGGATTGCAAGTTAAAGAGATGATCAATCTCGGTAACAAAATGCGTGATCCGGAAGAAGTTGTTGTCAAAGATAAACCAAACATTCAAGAACGAATCAAAGAGAAAGGCCATAATGTTATGGGTGATCTCGAAGAGGCGTATGATAAATTAGTTGTTGGTGGAGAGAAATTTTCTCTGTATGACTACCTTCAGAAGAATTCTATCTCGCCCCAAATCGTTGGTATGATTCGAGAGTACTACAATCGTGTTCTGGAAGATTTGACCGATACAGACAAAGAGGTCAAAGCCTCTTTCGGGCGTGACCGTTTGAAGCAGGTACGCCTGCTCGAAGAATGGATGTCTGATCTTGATCGTTACGGCTCTAACCGCAAAGCTACCAAGGTTCGCAAGCCTCGTAAGAAGAAAGAGAAGCTTGCTGTTGATGTTGTGAAGCGGATCAAGTATCAGAAAGAGTTTAAACCGTTCAAACTTGTTTCAATTAAACCGACAGACATCGTTGGAACTCAGCAACTTTGGGTTTATAATACTAAATATAAACAACTAACAGTTTTCAACGCCGCCAACTCTTCGGGACTTTCAGTGAAAGGCACAACCATTACTGGATTCGACAAAGAGGATTCTCAAACAAAGAGACTCCGCAAACCCGAAGAACAAGTAAACAAAGTTCTATCGGGCGGAAAGATTATCTTGAGGAAATTTATGAGTGAAATAAAAACCAAGGGACGTGTTCCCAATGGTCGAATTAATGAAAATTGTATTCTTCTTAGGAGCATGAAATAATTATGAAATATGATGTGATTCATCGGTTTATTGTGAACCCATTGAATTGGACTTTTGGTTCTTTTAAATGGCTTGATGGTTCTTATACCATTGGTCTTGGACCATTTGGTGAGATTGATTTGATTGTAAACCCCAAATGATCATTATTGACCTACAACAAATCATGATATCCAATTTGATGATTCAGATTGGTAAAATGAACAAAGATGAAGTTGATGAGTCTCTTCTTCGACACATGATCCTCAATTCCGTCAGATCGTTCAGGACTCAATACTCTAATGAATATGGAGAGATTGTTATTGCTTGTGATGCTAAGAACAGTTGGCGTCGTGAAGCGTTTCCATATTACAAAGCAAGTCGCCGACAGACCAGAGACGAACAGCAACTGTTTGATTGGAAACTTGTTTTCGAATCTTTCGGTAAAATCAAAGAAGAACTCAAGCAGTTTATGCCCTACCGTCTAATCAACGTAGAGGGCGCTGAAGCCGACGACGTAATTGCAACTCTTGTTAATCGGTTTGGACCAGAAGGCCAGAAAATATTGATCCTTTCGGGTGATAAAGATTTCAACCAGCTTCACCAATATATGGGCGTTGAGCAGTATGACCCAGTAAGAAAGAAGAAGATCACAAACACCAACCCTTCTCGTTTCAAACAAGAACATATTATCCGAGGTGATAAGAGTGATGGTATCCCAAGCATTCTGATGGGCGACAATTCTCTTGTTATTAAAGAACGTCAGAAACCCCTGAGAGAAACTAAGGTTGCCGAGTGGTCTCAAAAACGACCCGAGGAATACTGTGACCAGATCATGCTGCAGCGCTGGTATAGAAACCAACTCCTTATTGATCTTGACATGGTGCCAGAGACTGTTTCTACCAATATCATGAATGAGTACGAATCACAGGCAGGAAAAGATCGAAAACATATCATGAATTACTTTATCAAATATCGACTCAAAAACATGATGGAAAAAATAAACGATTTCTAGGAGAACAAAGTGTTAAAAGAATCAATCGCCGTTATTATTACCAAAGCATCTCAGATTTCTGATTTAAAAGAGAGGGTTGAATTTTTACAAAAAAATGAATCACAACCTCTGAAAACCATTCTTAGGTATGGGTTGGATCCCAAAATCAAATGGATTCTGGAACCAGGAACACCTAAATATAATCCGAATAAGGATTATCCCGATCTACAGGGTATGTTGTATTCGAGGACTAGACTTTTGTATATGTTTATAGATGGAACGGGTAATCACATTCCGCCAAAGAAAAGAGAAAAACTATTTACTGATATTTTAGAGTCGATTCTTCCAGAAGACGCTGAGCTCCTTATTCAAATCAAAGACAAACAACTGCCTAAGACTATCAACAAGAATGTTTACAGCAAAGCCTTCCCCAAGGACAGGTTTTAAGAGAGAGGAAAATGGGTAAAACTATTAATCACAGAAAATACCATCAGGATTCTTTTGATGAAGATTATGATGTTTGGGATACTGATCGAGAAGGCAACCGTCGAAAGCGCAAAGAGAAACGCATCGACCGTGCTCTTCGCACAAAGAATATCGAGGAACTGGTAAACCTAGACGAAGAGTTGGATTGATTGTGATCGAAAATCTCAACACTGTGATCGCTAAAATTTCAAAAACTGGTATCTATAAAAGATCAGACACACCAGTTTTTACAGCTTTATCAGTTTGGGATATAGATGACACTTTGTATACGACGCCAAAAATAAGAATCTTAATTAAAAATCCCAAAACCAAAACAATTATTAAATCACTAACTACTGCACAATTCGCAAATCATCATAAACGGGAAGATTTAGAATATGATTTTTCCCAGTTTACTGATGCACAATATTTTTATGATAATGCTAAAAAAACAGCAAATTTTCCTAAAGCTATAAGAGAATTTAGGAATAAATCAAATTTTTTTATAGTATTAACAGCAAGAAGCAATATGTATATTAAAACTAAAGATGATGAAAAAATGATAAAGAAAATGTTGTCAGAAGAACAACGAGACAAATTAGAAGAAAAAGCAAAAAAAATATTTTTTAGTAAATTTAAAAATGATGGACTACCAATAGATCCGAAAAGTCCTACCGCACATGTAATAAGAATGGGTTCTTTGGCTCCAGGCTATAATAAAGGCAAAGTCATAACTGAAATATTGAGAGCGGTTCAAGGATCTCAAACCAAAATAACATCAGTAAAATATTGGGACGACAGTGCACATGAAGTGTCAACAATGTGCACAGCTGCATCTCTTTTTAACGGCAAAATTACATTTGACATAACTCAGGTACAAAAACAGCAATAAAATGCCAACTTATAAGTTCAAAAATAAAAAAACAGGCAAAGAGTTCATACAGTTTATGAAGATCGCTGAGAGGGATGATTTCCTCAAAGAGACTCCTGATCTAGAGCAGGTTCCTTACGGAGCTCCCCTTATTGCTTATAGAGGTCTTGGAAGTGAAATTAAAACAGACGGCGGATTTAAAGAAGTGTTACAAAGAGCGGCTGAGGCTCATCCATTATCGCCTCTAGCTGATAGATATCTTAAAAAAACAACAAAACAGCTTAAGACCGAAGAAGTGGTTAAGAAACACAGAAGACGGGCTGGCAAAACACTGTAAAGGGTACATATGAAAAGATTTTCCAGAAAACAAAGAAGAATGATTGAGAGTGGAGATCTTGAACAGAGCGAAATTTTGAAAGAACAAGTTTTCAAGATAAAGCCCGTTAGACCCATTACTGAAAATCAGAAACAGGTTTTTGAGAGTTTTTACTCCGAAAGAAATCTTCTTTTGACTGGATCGGCTGGAACAGGAAAGACATTTATTGCCTGCTATCTTGGATTGAATGAAGTATTTAACTCACCTGAAATTTATCACAGCCTAACAATTATTCGATCGGTTGTTCCGACAAGAGACATGGGGTTTATTCCAGGAAAGATTCATGAGAAACAACAGGTATATGAATTGCCGTATGTTTCTATCTTTCAAGAAATGTCACATGAAGACGAAAAGAAATCTTATGATAAGTTGAAAACCGATGGGATTGTAAACTTTATCACAACATCATTCATTAGAGGCCACACCCTCAAGAACACAATCGTCGTCGTAGATGAAATTCAAAATATGACAGCAGAAGAAATCCACACTGTTTTCACAAGACTCGGAAAGAACACAAGGGTCATATTCTGCGGTGATATTCGACAGACGGATCTAAAGATGCTAAGACAGACTTCAGGATTTAAAGATTTCGTCAAGGTCATCGATAAGATGAAATCGTTTGACCATATTGCTTTTACAAGAAACGATATCGTTCGTTCTGATCTGGTGAAAGAATATATTATTGCTAGAGAAAAGCTTGAAGACAGTAATGAGATCGCCAACATTTAAGAAGTTCAATCATGAACTTGTAGCCCTTCCCGATCTCCAAACCGAGACGATTAATGGTAAAAGACATTATATCGTCTCGGAAGAGAAGAAGCTACCAAGTGTCACAACCGTTCTCAGTGCTACCGCAGATATGCAATGGCTGAAAGAATGGAAAGATAGAATAGGCGAAGATGAGGCCGAGAAGCAATCGACAAGAGCAAAGAATCGTGGAACAGCCCTACACAATGTCTGTGAGAAGTATGTTCTAAATGAACTTGAAGCCCCTGTTGCTGATCCATTTGCTTGGTCTAACTTCCTCCCAGTAAAGAAACAGCTTGATCTTCATTGTGATAATGTCAGACTCGTAGAGGGATGTCTCTGGTCTGAACGTCTGAAAATTGCAGGAAGATGCGATCTAATTGCTGGTTGGAAAGGTAAGCCTGCAATTATTGATTATAAAACTTCTGGTAAAGAAAAAGACAAGTCACATATCACCGAATACTTTCTACAGGCTTCTATCTATTCATACATGTTCTGGGAAAGAACAGGTATTTTCATAAACGATATTGTCATTCTCATATGCGTAGAAAACCTTCCGTACGCTCAGGTTTTTGAAGAAAAAGCCTCCAGATACATAAAGAGAGCCCAGGCCAGAATAAGGGCCTACGAGGCTCTCTCGTAGGCGATTTAGAGCTCCCGAAACCAATTATAGCCTGTTCCCGAATGGCTTCTCTCCAAGCTCGAGAGAGGCTCCCAGAGCATATAAAAAACCTAATAAAAACAAAGCCCCAATATTAACGTTTTTTAATGAAAAAACATTGCCTTTTTATGGTGAAATGGGGTATACTGTTGATGTTACAGGAGAAACATATGACCTATGTTGATTATGTTATGAACAAACTTGAAAAGTAGGATTTAAACGTGGAAGAAGAGTTGAAATTCTATAAAGAACGCTGCGAGAGACTTATGGCGTTTCTGAAACAGCTTTACCCTGAAGAATATGTGGGTCCGTTTATTTGTGGAGTTGTTGGAGAAAAAGACAGAAACGGTATGCCTGAATATTTTAAGATTTGTCCAACCTATGGGGTTGGTTTTTCTTATAATTACAAAAGGGTTGATTAATAACATTCGAATCAGTTAAACGATAAGCCCGTATAGCTCATTTGGTAGAGCAGCCGCCTTGTAAGC